TCCAGCCGCCAGTACCCTCCGGCGTTCATCCGGTAGAGCCGGTATCGGTTTTCGGCAGTGATCGGGACATATCCCTCCTCAACCGCGAATTGCCAAAGTGCATACTCACAATCCCGCAACCCTTCGTACTCTTCGTTTCCGACAACCGCCGATAGGATAAGGTTTCCATCCTTGTCCCGCCCGTCAGCCGCGAACATATCATAATCGTAGACTCGCCCGCTCCTGAAAGCCTCCTCGCCAATATCCGACAGTGCCGGAATATTGGCCAGCCGCTGGACGTACTTTCCCGAACTCACGAACTCTTCAAATGTGGTCGCTTTTTTCATTGTCTCGATTCCTTTTTTGTCAGCGGTTTCTCGACGGCGGTTTCTTCTCAGTCTCATCAGCAGTTTCTCATCAGCGGTTTCTCGACTCGTGTAACATCCCCTGTTTTCTGTGGCCATCTCATGGTCTCCTTTTTTGTCAGCAGTTTCTCATCAGCAGTTTCTCGACTCGCCTCGCGAACCGGCCCCATTCAAACGATATCCATCCCCCCCCATTCAAAGTCGACGCCACACGAAGGGCAGAACAATCGGAATTCGTCGCAAGTCGACCAGTCTGGATCGCAGCCATGCCCCTCAAGGCCACCATTCCCGTCCGGCCTCACACCGCCGTAACAGCAAACCGACATACCAACGACTAGATCGTCGTGTCCGCACGCTGAACAACACACGACCCCATTGACGGCCTCTGGTTGAGGCAACACGGCATCCCCACCGCAATCTGAATGCTTCATCGGCTTCAATCTCCAATCAAGGGAACAGACGGCCTACATCGGCCACACGATGCGCCCCGCTTGCTAGGCGGGGTTGGTCGTGGGCCGAGTCTTACCCGTAGCACAAGTCAGAGCCACAGTTGGGGCATTGGTAGTCTGAATAAACTACCTCATGATTACACGCCGCGCAGATCGGGAACGATATCTCACGAACGTCACAGTAGATCGTACTGATTGCTTCGTTCTCGCAATAATTGTAACCCCAAGGATCGGTCGATCCGGCCTGCCCTTTCGCGGTCTCAACGTGCTCGATTCTTTCGCCTGCATGCCGGTCAATGAACTTCGCGAACTTGCCCACCGAATTCGACAACTCCCCCAAGTCGGCATAGCAGTCTTTGGTATGTTGCCGATGGTATCCCGTCCCCAGATTCCAGCCCGCAACACCCAATTGCTCCAAGTAACAAATGTCAGTGAAGCTACCGTGGCCGACCTTGTAGCCAACGTCCTCAAGGCGGTTGACATTAGCCTTGGTGTGGTAGTCGTACATCACCGCATCGCTACCAGCCCGATCAAATTGAAACAGCCAATTGTACCGGTCCGACTCGACGCCAAAATCTTCCGGCTGGAAATACTGCGCAGTCGATTGGCCAATCTCTTCAGAGTCGGTAATGAGGATATCAAACCGCACCTTAGACCCCATCTTTCGCAATCGCTTGGGCAACACATTCAACACCGCATGTAATCCTAAGCGATCATCCAGTTGCGGACACTTGGCAACCGCGCCGGAACTGATCTTAGGCTTGCGCTCCCAGTAGACCCAGTCACGATGGCAAACCGCCAGCACGCTCCCATCGTTGTCGATGTGCGTCAATGGGCCGTGCTCTGTCTCGATGGTTGTTCCCATCGCGGACAACGTATCGCTATCCGCCAACAAGCATTTTTTGAGATTCATAATGTCACTTCGCTTTCGTTTTCGGTTTCGGTTTCGTTGTCGGCTTCAATCAAATTCTCGCGATTGCAATCAACGCAAATCGTCCCGTCGCCATCCGTCGTGGCGATGCTATCGTCGTCCGCAAGACGTTCACCGCATTGATCGCAATCGGTCAGATGCCGGTCCGCGCAATGCTCGCAGTATTCGTCACACGAGTCGGCTGGCGTTACAGTCTCTGTGACGTGATCCGCGCACACATGGCAACGATCAGCGTAGTTTTCTGCACACCATTCGCACCAGTCATTGTCGCATCCATCCACCGCGACCATATCATCGCAAAAATGCATCGATTCGCACCTTGCGCACGACCTGTAATCGGTCCAGCACGCATGACAAACGCGATGCCCGTCGTCGTTGATCGCGTACAAATCGTCTTCGTCCCGAACGTCGCCACAATCGCCGCAGGGTTCACCCCCGTTAGGCAATCTGCCACTCGTCGATTCAAATTCGTACTCCCCCGTCCGTGTCGACAACCACAGGCATCTCGCGTCATGATCGCCTCGGTGAAATGAGTCAAAATAAGGCACTTCGCCATTGTGTCGGAGTTCAACGTTGAACTCCGTGCTGGTCCCGCCGAAATTGACAGGCCCGCTTGGTAGGCTGTTGTGCTCGCGGATCAGATACCCGTTCGCGCTCGCCCAACGATGCATCAGGTCGACATGGTAACCGCTGTTGGGGTAGATCCTATCCATTAGCTTGGTTCCACACCGCGCCGTCCACAGCAACGCTCGCGCCTTGAGATCTTTGCCGTCGTCATACGTCAACATCTCGACAACAGACGGATTGTCGGCATAGACTTGCGTGTAGCGAGATGCACCGCCGCACATGCAACTACCGGGGATTGGAATGTCCCGGTAGAAATTTCGGATTGCCGCGCCACTCACGACCGCGAATCCCTCAACCACATCGCACAACAACGCGCCAACCGCTTGGCAGTACCGCGCAATCTCAGCATCACCCAAACAGATCCGCACATCCAGTTGTCGCCCGATGTAGCGACCCAACGTCGTCCGCATTCGCTTGTCTATGTCATACGTCCCCGCATCGCTTCGCGTATACGATACCTTGCGTCCCGGCGAATCCTCAGAGTCGGCAAGGTAATGACGTTTAACATTGTTTCTCACGGCCCGTTCAATTGCCTCATACCCGGCCCGTCGACACTCCCTTGGTTCTGCAGCTGCGACTCGTCGCATCGCGTGTAGCAATTTAATCCTTGACATTACGACGCGCTTGCGCGCGGCCTTACACGGCTTGGTCATTGGTCTCTCCACTTGGTCAGCACGGACTGGAAAACAAACAAACCAACGGCCACGGATTGTGGCCGTTGGATTGCGCGTTCTACTCAGATTCAGTCACGAGAGGCAGCACTTCACGCATACCGGCAATGAAACATGCAGCGTAGTCCACCGAGTCGGTATCCGTTCCCCAACACCAATTGATTGCGATGCCATCCTCCCAAGCCGAGCATGCCGCGCACTCAACGTGTTTGTTCGCGGCCACAATCATTCGGTCGCGCCACTGCAATTCTCTCGCATTGAGTCGGACGACTCGCGTATCGGCCTTGTCTGCCTTAGTCCGATATCGCTCAGCCTTGTCTGCCGCTGCAACCGTATGAACCAACATCTCGTCGTCGCGCTCATTCGCCGCAAGCCAAGATTCCAGTCGGAGCAATTGCGAGTCGTTATCCTCACCCCATCGCTTCTCAGCCGAATCGTACAAGACAGTCTCTTCGCGATGCATGCTCCACAGCACCGCTAATTCAACCGTCTCGATACACTGCGCATCTAATGCCTCAATCAGTTCGCCGTCACTGTAACACTCGTCAATCACAGTGCAGGATCCACGCCCGACTCGCGGATGTTGGCGGATCGCAACGACTCGCAAGTCTTTCATCTCAACGGTACTCGTGTTCTCTGCCATTGGTCTCGTCTCCTTCAGAAGGGTTTCAGGGTTTCAGGGTTTCAGGGTTTCAGGTGCGTCGGCGGGAGCGGTCCACAACTCGTCCCGGTCGTAAGCAATTTCGGCTGATTGTTGGGGGTCACATTTGGTAAGACCCATTCGCATTCGGCTAGCCAGTTCGTTGCAGGCATCAGTGTGCCACGTCTGCCCGTAACATTCAGCTGCTTCACACAGCGTGCTACAGAAGTTGTCATCCCACACGTACCCGGCTGGGGCATCCACGATCAGATTGTAGTCGCGTTCATGGTCTAAGCTTGCTCCGACAGTTTCGGCAAGACGCACTATTCGGTCGTGGCATTTCATACCGTGGCTCCGGTTTCAGGGTTTCAGGACAGCCGATACACACTGTATCGCCCTTCGCAAATCCAATCCATATCAATACCACCCCAAACCGGACGCTAATCCATAATTTATTCAAAGTAATTTAGGCCACGAACACGCGATCAATCCCTCGCGCGCACTAATCGCAGGCCGTTAGGATCGCAACCAGAGCCACGTTTTCTCCGCGCGCGCCACCAAAACACCGAATCAGCACGATTCAGCCGATTCACGCTCCATTGGCCAAAGGCGACGCCAACGCGATTGGCCTGCGATATCGAGACGTAGTAAAAGGACAGGCCAACGCCAGCCAGCACGAGTCGAGCACGACGCCAGCAATCACGACCTGCATGCCGGTGCTCGACACGATGGCCGACGACAAGCATGGCCACGACAAGAAGCGAGAGCACGACGAGCACGAGCATGATGTGAAGTGAGAGGCAACTCCCAAAAAAAATTCCGGCGCGAAACCTGGGTCCACAAACGACCGATCATATCTACATCGCACTCCGCCGCTATCAAATCAATATGATGCACCCAATTTTGTGCGCAAGTGGCCACTAGGGCTCTCGCATGTGCCGTTTTACTGCGGATACAGCACGATTTTGAGCGCATGAGCGAAACGAACGAGGAAGGTGGCCGATCGATCGGGAAAGAAAAAGGATCGCGCGATCGAACGATGCCACGAAAACTGAACCGAACCCCCCCGTCCTCGCGGCCGTGGGGGGTCTAGTTACCCCCCCCACTCAATACAAAAATACCAATGTGACTCTGGGTAAAATGGAAAAATAGCATGTGGACTTAGGTAGCTTAGGTAGTTTGGGACCTGCGGTCAGCTTTCACTCCTTTCCGCCCCTTTCCGCCCCTTTCCGTCGGTTTCCGTCGCTTTGTTCGTCGCTTTCCGTCGCTTTGCTCCGCAGGATTCCCTGAGTCCACTCAAATGCACTCAAATGTGCTTGAGTATGCTCAGGTCTCTTGGTACAACACACACCTGCGGTGGGCTAAAGCCGCGGTCATGTCCCCGTGGCGGAATTGGCTAGACGCTCTTGCGATTGATCGACGCGAGGAAAAAGTCTTACCCTGCAACGAATCTAGATGTAGTTGCTGATGACAGACATGCAGGTTCGAGTCCTGCCGGGGATTTCAGGAATGGGGAGTTGAATCATGACAGTTAATGAAGCCGTCGCGGACCTGTGGCCTGGCGAAGAGTTGTCGTTCGCAGTGAATAGCGGCACTCTCCGCATCCTGTGGGTGACGAAAGTGCAGGACGAGAAGTTCACGCAGGAGAGTTTAATCAGCGACCAGGAGATAAGGGAGAATCCTGACACGGACATTCTCGGCTATAACCTCGAAGTGATGCACAGGCGTAGGAATGAGGAAATCGAGAAGCTGCGTGATGTTGATCCGCCTGCGGCGAGCAGTTAGAATCAGACCTTCTTAGGCCACGCACCTGCGGTGAGCATGAGAGGGGGTGATCCGCATCTTCGTCTCGCAGTCCTTTCCACATGGAGCAAACCGATGAAGTAGATCGCACGCACCACAATTGTCACACTCTCGCTGACGCACTCCCCGCTGCTCCCATACGGCGGAAATGAGGCGTGGCGAAGTGCCTGAAACCTCGCATATTGCCTTACCCATTAGGCCGTGTCGCGGGGTTTTGGGGGGCGCTGACGCCTGCGGCGGGCAAACCGCACGTTCTCAGCGGATCAGGTTTTCATTCCTTTCCTGATCCGTGGAAGAAGGTGGGGTGCCTATTGTCGCGGTGCCGGCCTTATCGTCACGGCGGATTGGCTGTACCGCAACTCCGGCCTATCCGCTCGACCCGCAGACGCAGTCTTCATTCAACTGCGTCTGCGGGGAATGACGAGACCTGGACCTGCGGTCGGCTAAAATACAGCGTGACTTGAGGGGTATGTCTGGGCGGGTATCGAGGTTCCCATTCCCTTGGTCCCCGCCTGGGCTGCTTCCTCATCTGCGGTGGTAAAGTGAATCAGAGGGCGATCGCATGAGCCGCTGGCGTGATGTCACTGACAGGCTCAAGGACGGCCACCACGCCCGCAGTTCCAAATGGCGGGGCGTTCGCGACAATTTCCTACAGGGGCGGGTGTGTGCGATCTGTGAGCGAAGGAACTACCTCGTAGCCCACCACATCGTCCCGTTTTCGATCGCACCGGAGTTTGAGTTGGAGCCGGATAATCTGATGGCACTGTGCGAGGGCGGGAAGTACGGCATCAAGAGTTGTCACCAGTTGTTCGGGCATCTTGGGAATTGGCGTCGATTCAATCCACACGTTCGGGCGACGGTTTTGTACTGGAACGCCTTGCTGAAAGATAAGCTATGAACCCACTCCCAACACCGACTCAACCTGCTCCACCGGAACACAAGGCAGCACAATCCGGTCACCGTCCATCAGAGCCAGCCTGTCGCCCCGACTTGTCTCGAACCGCCGCCAGACTGTGTATTCGGTCCCAGCGCCGTGTGAGCCACCTGTGACTGTTACGAGGGCATTGCGTAGTTGGACTCGGTCGCCTGGGTTCATGATTCAATCTGCTCCCACATCACCAGTATCTGGGTTAAACTCAGAGTTGCACCGATTGCAGAATACGTTGGTCTCGCCTGACGCTCCAAGGTTGTCGAAGTCGTCAAAGACGGAGCCGGTGTAATTGCACTTAGGGCAGGTTAGCAGGTCACATTTGGGTATTTCGTAGTGCTTCTTTTCACTCGCCATCGGTCGTATCCTTTTTCTCGTGGTGGTACTGGCGGAAAATTGTAGGCGCTGCAAGCCACACCGCGAGTGCGACGAACATCCACCACGGAAACCTCTCATCTGTTTTCATCCGAAATCCTCCCCATCTTCAAACAAATCAACTTCCAATCCCACGACACCAAACCCTCTCCACTTCGCAGTCCCCATTTCGAGGTCGAGGGAGTAATTTGAAGTGAGGCAATTTTCTCCGTCGTCGGACGGGAAGACGCAGACTGCGGACCCCATGTTGGGGTCAAGGAATGGTAATTCGACTGGCGGCACCATCAGGCCGAGTGTCTGCGGGTGAGACTCAAGATTCCTACCTGCGTATGGTCCGTCGATGACTCTAAATTCGGCTGGTGATTTCATGGTCTCAGTTTCACTTTATTCAGGGACGCGATGATCGGTTTCATTTCGTTTGCTGTTGGTTGGAAATTGACCGAGATCCATTCGGCGTATGGTCCGTCGTCGGACGGGAAGACGCAGACTGCGGACCCCATGTATGTCATGTCCTTGACCGGCAGTGGGACCACATCCACAGGCATCTTGCCGGCGACCAATCCCACCGCAGTCGTTCCGATAAATTCACGTCGATTCATGCGATCGGCTCCGTTTCGTTTACATGCTTGATCGTCTCCACAAGTTCATCGCCTTCGAGTTTGAACCTGCGAACGGACTTGTAAAACCTCGTCGTCTTATGACGATTCCATCTCGCGCCTCGCAAGAGGAGTCCTTCCCGGTTCATTCTGTCCGAAGCCTCAGTCCAAGTAGCGCCGATCTTTTCGCCTCTCATTTCCTCAATGTAGTCGGCATAGAATTGCTCCTCTTCGCACCGCTCGAACCTCCTCCTATTGTCGGCTCCTTTGCTTTCGATTTCCCTGTACCCGTACCGGCACGACCGGCTCACAATCCGACCCTGCTTTTGGATTCGATTCAGTGCGTGGGCGGTGGTGGAACCAGTTTTCGCGGCCTCGTATTCTGCACGGGCAAGAAGCATCGTGAGAACGTAGTACCCCTCATCCGTGTTCGATGTGAGGGACACTCCTGATTCGTTGGCTAAATGCAGCGTGATTCCCCTCCTGTGAAACTCCTTGATGGTCAGGAGTCCGTCAGCCGTGCTGCGAAACATGCGATCCAGCTTGAGGACCACGATGTGCCTGTAGCCGAGCGTCATGATCTTCCTGCCTTCGGGGCGGTCAAGAAGCTGATTCTTTCTGGCGGAAACCCCAGGATCACGCAGGATCACTGACGGGTTCATTTGGTAAGACTGGCAGTAAGCCTGGCACCCCTCAATCTGAGTGTCGATTGACTCGCACCTGTCCTTCTTATGCTCCGGTTTCGGTGAAACCCGAGCATAGATGATCGCTTCTTCCATTCCCATTCCCCTCTGTGTGGTCGTCGGCCCCGGCTCGTTCGTGATAGTGGGCGCATAGCTGCACCAAGAATTATCACCGGGGCCGACGTTGAAACTAACACGAACACAAGCATTCTACTGAAAACTTTTAGAAATTCCAACAAATCACAACGCATTTCCCGTTTTTTTCTTGATTAGTAATATAGGGGTTTTGTTTAACCGGGGAATTGTGCATTGGACTGGAAGTCGACAAACCTACAAAGCCAGTGCCCGCTGGGTCCGACCGACTGGTATTACCAGAACCTGGTCCCGAAGGATCTGGCGGGAAACCTGCGATTTCGCCGCAAGATACTCAAACTTGGGTACGAAAATCCCGAGTTCGCCCGTGAAATCTGGATTATCTGCGCACGGGACATCCTTTTCTCGACCGCGGTGTTCGGTTGGACCCTCAACCCGAAAGAGCATCCAGATCACCCGCTGCGGCCATTTATCCCTTACGGCTACCAAGAGCGGGAGATTCCCCGGCTACAGAGCCTGATCGGCATCGATGACGTGGCAGTCCCCAAGAGCCGGGACATGGGGGCGTCGTGGATGTGCCTGATCGTTTTGGAGCATCGATGGCGGTTCCACTCGAATCAGCTATTCCTGCTAACATCCGAAAAAGAGGAATTAGTCGACGGAAAGAGTGAAAAAGCACTGTTCAAAAAGCTAGATTTCTGGTGGAAACACACACCGATCTGGATGCTTCCGAACATGGAACGCCGGCAGAAACATTGCAAAAACCTCGACAATAACAGTGCATTCGACGGTGAAGCGACTGTCGACAATATGGCGACGGGTGACAGGCGAACAGCCATCCTGATGGATGAAACTTCAAAGATGCCTGGTGCGGCCAAGATTTTCACCTCGACTCGCGACGTGACCCGCTGCCGGATCTTCAATTCAACGCCAAATGGCAGGTTTGGCGTTGGTGGACCCTTCTATCTGAAGGTCCGAAACAAGGACGTTGAGAAGGTGTTCCTGCACTGGTCTGAGCATCCAGACAAGCGGATCGGTCTCTACAAGGACATTGGCGGCGAGAAGGTGCCACTACCGGAAGATTACGACTGGAAGGACGATTACGACTTCACCCAACTGAAATTCGTGCGGGGAAACCCAAGATCGACTTGGTACGACAAGCAGTGCGATCGAGTAAACAGCCCGGTCGAGATTGCCCAGGAACTCGACATCGACTTCCACGGCTCGGCAGAGAGGTTCGCCGATGAGACGGTGATCGCTCGGGTCATGGCCGACGACATCCTTGACCCGTTCGTCGTTGGTCGATTGGGAGTTGATGCTATGGACTTCGAGGCCACTTGGTCGACCGTGTCGAATGGTCAATTCAAGCTGTGGTGCCCATTTGACGGGGTCCGGCCGGCCCATTCGGAATTCTCTATTGGGGCAGACATTGCGGCTGGAACAGGCGGCGCATACGCCAGTAACTCGGCACTCGTCATTTTCGACAGGATCACCCACGAGCAGGTTGGGCAGTTCACCACCCGATCCATGTCGCCGGAAGAGTTCGCGAGATTCACGATCGGCGTCTGCAAATGGTTCCACGAGGCGTTTCTGGTCCCCGAATGTAATGGGCCGGGCCTTCAATTCATGAAAGTCCTCGCACAAGAGGGCTACCACAATATGTACCGGCAGGGCCGAGATCAGCTTGGAAGTGAGAAAAAGACCAAGAAATACGGCTATCAGAACCAAGACAGCGGAACGGTGATCCTCGGCTCGCTGCAGGACTCGATGCGAATGATGCAGGTTGTCATCCGATCGGAAACGATCCTGACTGAGATGTTGGAATATGAGATGGGATCGAACGGGAGAATCTTCCACGCCGGGGCCAAAAACTCCGAAAGCAACGCAGATAAGGGCATGACACACGGAGACGTCGCGATCGCCGCCGCCTGCGGATGGCTGGGCGTGAAGGACTCAGAAGTCATCAAGGTGAAGGGTAAAAAGGAGCCACCCAAGCGGGAAACCGTTGGGCATCGCTTCGCCGCACGAGACAAACTCAATGCCGCGAAGACTGGAGGCGATTATCGCTGGTAACCAAAAAGAAGAGTCGAAACATGCGTTCTTCCTGAGATTGCGAGCCGATGGCCGATGGCTCGAATTCAAGGAAGTCAGGCTTCGTATCCAGGCAGAACTGAAATGCTCAGAGGACGAGGCGTTCGCGGTGGCATCGAGCTATTTCCCAGCCGGAAAGCCCACCCGCAAGCATCCCTACCCAGACATCAAAGAGAAAGTCGAGAAGGAAGTGGCCGAGAACCCCCCTCAACTTAACAGCGGATTCACAGACATACAGGTCGACGCCTTGGCCAGAAACAAGGGGGATTCCGACTGGGACTCCGACCTTGAGTGGGCGTTTGAAAACATCGGCAACATGCTGGTGAAGATCAAGGACGCACCGTCGAGTTCTGCTTGGTATTTCTTGGATTACGGCCGAGACAAGGCACCAGTGAAGTTTATGGACATCTGCGCAAAGCATTACGCGGAGAAGAAAAAGAAATCAAACGACAAGCAGGCGTTTGAGGACGACCACAGAAGGCAATTTGCGATCCTCGATGAACTCGAAAAGCAGTTAATTTCAGAAAACTTGTAAAATTTACAACGCAAACTCCAACTTTTTCTTGATTAGTTATGTAGGGGTTTCGTAAATTCGAGAATCGCCCCCCCCCGAAGAAACCACATGAATCCACTCAAAAAATCCGACCGTTCAAAACTTGCGAGGGCGATCCGAACGTCCCGGAAGACGCTACGGCCATTCTGTGAGAATCGAAAGAAACTCATCGAAGAGTACGTGGGTTCGCACTGGGGCGACTCGGATGGCGATGGCGACAGCAAGGTGCGTGAAGTTCTCGTCAATATGTTAAATTTGACTGCGAATACTTACACGTTTTCGCTCGCTGCCGAGCGCCCCCGTGTCCTCATCACAACAGCACAAGACAGCCTTTACCGATTCTCAAAGACGTTCCAGACGGCAGTCAACAACCACATCGCGGAGATTCACATCGAAGAATCGCTGCGAATGATTGTTCTCGATGCGTTCTTTTCGGTCGGCATTGCCAAAGTGTTCCTCGCACCGAGTAAGCCGATCGAGATGCCAAACCCCGACATGCCCACCGAACCGTGGGAAGGCGCACCGCAGGGCGTATGGGACCAGTACAGAGAAGCCCAAGCTGGCGGGATCGAGCCAAACATCTGGGTGGACCCCGGCCGGCCGATGTTGGCGCGAGTCTCACTGGACGACTTCATCTTCGATACCCGTGCAACGTCATGGGAGAAGATCGAGTTTGCAGTCCATGAATATCGGGTTCCGCTTGAAGATGTGAAGGGGGACATGCGGTTCGATGATTTCAAGGAAAACGTAGAAAAACTGAAATCCAGCAGCAAATGGGACAGCGACCAGCGACACGAGGGTGCCGATCCAGTCAGCGAAATGACACAGGCGAACGTAGATCACGACGAAACCAGCCCGATGGTCAACCTGATGGATGTGTGGCTGCCCCGTGAGGGCAAGTGGTGCGTATTCTCGGATGCCGGTGAGGATGGGCTGCTTCCATTGCTCATTGAAAAGTGGGACGGACCCGAGGGTGGGCCATTCCATCTGTTGTCATTCTCGGATGTTCCAGACAACATCATGCCGAGTTCACCCGCGCAGAACCTCAAGGGGCTGCACGACCTGATGAACTCGATCATGCGGAAGCAATCCCGCAACTCACGCGATTCAAAGACAGTCACGGCCTACCGCGGGGACGGGCAGGACGCACAGCAGATCCAGTCGGCTGGCAATAATGAGATGATAAAGGTGAGCGACATCGACTCCGTCAAGGAGATTCACTTTGCCGGCGTTGACCAAACCGACCTCGCGTTCTTCTCGAACATCGACGGCACATTTTCCCGGATGGCCGGTAATCTCGATGCGATGGCCGGCCTTGGACCGCAGTCGGACACCCTTGGGCAAGATAAGCTGATCCACGGTGCCGTGTCGAAGCGTGAAGCTAAGATGCAGTACCATGTGGTCGCTTTCACGGCCAATATCATGAGTGATATTGGCTGGATGCTGTGGGTGGATGCAGTCAAGGAGATTCCTGGCCAGCGGCACGAAAGCGGAATCGATCTCCCCATCGATGCTTCGTGGACGCCAGGGGAACGCGAGGGCGACTACCTACAGTACAACTTCAAGGTCGAGCCGTACTCGATGGCGTATAAGTCGCCAACCGAGCGGATGCAGAGTTTGACCGCGTTCTTGCGGGATCTCGCACTCCCGTTACGAGAAGAGATTCGGGCACAGGGCGGATCGATCGACTTCAAGGCGATCGTCGAAGACTACGCAGACATGGCCGATATGCCGCGGATCAAGCGGTGGATCACATTCGACGACGGTTACGAGCCAACCACACCGGAAGGCAACGCGCCGGGTATGCCGGCCAATACCAGCCGCGAATACGTCAGAAAGAGTGTATCGACGGGCGGGACGCCGGATGCGCAGCGAGTCCAGAATCAGCAGTCGCTCTTGGCGAGCGCCGGTCAGCAGCAGGGCCAAGAGCAGCAGCAGGGGGGCATGCAATGAAAACAACGACAGTCTACGCAGTGACGGGTGCCGTGATCGGAAAACTTACGACATCCCGCGCCTACGAGAAGAATTGCATAAAATGCGGCAAGCGGTTCCCAATTGAATCGTGCCCCGAGGGGACGCGGAAGAACTACAGCTTTTGCCGCAACTGCACAATGAATCGACGCCCAAAATGAAATACATCGTCCACGGAAAAGAGATCAGCCAAGAAGAGTTTCTGCGTGGAGCAGATGGGATCAAGAACATTATTGCCGACCGGAAGACGCCGGGCGGCCATGAGACTTATTGGGGAACGGGACACGAGTCGCTGTCGTCCGGCGTCATGCCGCACCAGGCATCAGAGCATGCCGCATGGTGCCGCGACAAGGGGCTTGTCGGCGTAGAGATCAGACGGGACGGAGCCGCAGAATTTAATAGCCCTGGTAGCAAGACCAAATACTTGAACGCGCGAGGTTTGGTGGATGTCACCAGCGAACGCAGCGGTCAGTACCGGAAAGTTGGCGGGGAGTTCGTCGAACAAGGGGGGAAACGGTAGATGTTTTTGAAACCGATCAAACAAGAAGAAGCTGGTAACGAGGCCGAGGTTGGTTCGGCTGCCGTCGAACACGATGCAAGTGCGTCCGCGGTCGACCACTACTTTTCCAGCGATGGGCCGGGCGGTGAACCCGAGCCTGAAGCGGAACTGGGCACCAGTCCTGATTCAGAAAATACACCGGATTCGACTCCAGAACCAAAAGAAACGTCCCCTAAGTCTGCCGATGAAAGTCCGGCCGGCGAAGTAGGGGGCAACAAACCTGTTGTTGGCGATGAAACTTCCGCCGACACAACTCCCGCCGCTGAAGTCAGCGAAGAGGGGCAGAAGATTCTGTCCTTGGCGCAAGATCGAGGAATGGCTGCCGACGAGGTGGCCGGATTCGAGAGCGTTGAAGAGTTTGAGCGGGCGTTGGCACTTCAAGACCGGGCGTTAGCGAACGTCGGTCGAGAACAATTACCGCCCGATGTTAATCCTGAGCAGCAACAGCAGGAGCAGCAACAGCAGGAGCAGCTAACGCCAGAGCAGCAGCTAACGCCAGAGCAACAACAGTGGCAGCAACAACAGTGGCAGCAACAACAGTGGCAGCAACAACAGTGGCAGCAGCAGCAACAACAACAACAGCCTAATCCCGCAGGCCAACCTGCACCTCAAGGCGTTGAACCGGAATCAAAGCCGGAGTTCGCGGCGAGAATACAGGCACTTCGGGAAGACGGCCATGACGAATCCATCCTGGCTGAACTGACGGATATGTACTCCAACCGAGTGGCACAAGACGCCGCTCAGAGGGAGATGCAATCGAGGTTCGATCAGCAACAGGGTGACCTAAAGGCTGTTTACGATCACGTTATTGGTCGTGAGGAGCAAGATCAGCAAGTTAAAAACAATGCCGAATTGGATCAGTTTTTTGAAGGAGTAAATCAACTCGATCAGACCGAACTGTTTGGAGATGGCGAAACCGCCACCGAAGAACAGAACGCGAATTTTGAGTTGTTGTACCGCGAAGCAATGTCATTGCAGGCTGGTCTTTATTCGACCAACCGGCCATCGGACATGAACGCGGAACTCGTTCAACGATCTCTCCAGTTGGCATTTCCTAATCAAATCGCGCACCAGCAACGAACGGCCGTTACGGCGTCCGTGAAAAAGCAGAACAAGCGAATCATGGGTTCCGGGCAGTCAACGACCGCTCGGGAAGATGTTCCGTGGGATGGCGACTTCGCTGACGACCCCGACTTTGTCGCGTTCTTCAACGACAACAACCTTCCCTAACGCTGGTGTGCATCAATAAGAAAGGTGCTTAATCATGGGCCTCATGCCCGACGCAATCGACGACCTTGTCGAACTGACCTACAATAAGGCCGACCGTGCGAAGTGGGTCGACCTCAGTCTCAACAACCAGCGATACTCCGTTGCATCGCGATGGCTGAAAGCCAAAAAAGCGCCAACGAAGGCGACTCCGAAGCAGACTTGGAAACTCCAAGTCTCGAACACGGATGCGTTTCGCTGGACGAACCTGTACTCGGTCGACGAGTACGATGTGAAGAACTTGGCGGTCGGTGCCGAGCAGCCCTGGGCGATCGCGACCAGCAATTATGTTTATGATATTAACGAGGAGGAATTCCAAGGGGGCAATCGCGAGATTATCATCGATCTGATTGTCATGCGAGAGCATTCGATGTACTCGAATCTCTACGAGGGTTTGGAGTCGGCATTCTGGTCGGCCCCCTCATCCTCAACCTTGGCGAAACGTCCGCTCTCCGGCATCCCGTTTTGGTTGCAGAAGAACGCGACGGTCGGCTTCAATGGTGGCGACCCGAGTGGTTTCGCTGCCGGTGCGGGTGGCGTCTCGACCGGAACGTATATCAACTGGTCGAACTACTCCGGTGCGTATGTCTCAGTGACGCGGAACGACCTGATTTCCAAGTGGCTTAAGGCAACTGAGTTTACGCACTTCGAGTCACCGCATCAGTTCCCGCAGAACGGCGGCGGCGACCCAGACTGGATGTTCTACACGACCTACTCGGTCTACGAAGCGGCCCAGCAGTTCCTCGACGCGCGAAACGACAACCTGTCGGACCTCGCGGGAACAGGTGCCAAAGGTCGTCCAACATTCAAGGGTGTTCCCTTGCAGTGGATTCCCGAACTGACCCACTCCACGCAGGACGGATACGACTCGGCCAATCCGCTCTACGGCGTGAATTGGAATACGATGGACTTTGCTTTCCTGAAGGGTAAGGACATGGTTCGGACCAAGCCGCAGAAGAAGGACAACCAGCACAACGTCCGCGTCGTGCATGTTGATTCTTCCTGCAACCTGCGGTGCAATGACCGACGCCAAAACTTCGTTCTCCACGTCGCCTGAGTCCGCTTCGTTTCGTTTTGTTTTGTTCTGTCAATTAAGAAAGATCAGGAGGGTCAATTATGACCATCGTAAAATTCAGCGACTCGGACGGCGAAGGTCGCGGTCGCTCCAATAACTTGTGGCACGGCTGCCCGCGACTCGAAATCAAAGACGATTTCGTTCGTGGCGTTCTCATTGAGGACGATTTCACTGAGGATCTTCTGGCCGAACGGTATCTTACGACCCAAGCGGGTTCGTCCGGTACTTTCGCTCTGGACGACGCCATTGGCGGCGTTGCCCTTCTCGACTGTGCCAGTTCGACAGTGACTCAGGGTGCCAACGTCCAGACCGCTGGCGCAACTGGGTCGTTCATTACGCCCAAGGCTGACAGTGTCATCTGGTTTGAAACTCGCTTGAAGGTAGTCGATGTTGCGTCGGCTGGCCCGGAGTTCTTTGTTGGGTTGTCGGAATACGACACCTCGATCATCGCCGGTAGCGCAAACACGTCCGCTAACCACATTGGTTTCGGATCGATCACCGACAACATGATCCTGCTCGGAAACTCCGAGAATGCTTCGGCGGCCCACACGGGCGTTACCACCAACACTCTCGTTGATGGCACTTGGGTCAAGCTGGGATTCAAGGTCACCGGGATCGACAAGGTCGAGTGGTATGTGGACGGCGCGAAGATCGCCACCACAGGCATCAACGTGGCGACTGCGAACATTCCGATCGTCGGGATGAAGCCGTCGTTCGTGTGTCAGTCGGACGGAACAGCCGATCCGATCACCCACATCGACTGGTACAGTTGTGCCCAAGAATTCGATTCCTAGTAACTCTAACTGACGGGACGGCGGGTAATTCCCGCCGCCCCGTTTTCTTGTTTTCAGTTTTATGCGGGGAATTTCGATGGAACTACACGCACAAGACATTGCAGAGTTGAAATTACTCTGCAATTGCACGGGAGAACTTCCACAGTCGGTCACCGATAAAGCCAAGCTGTACTTCAAGGCATGGCAACGCCGAAGTTCCGGCCCGATGGCACCGCACCACTACGGTGCGCTCATCACAATCGCCGTCGAATCGGGCGCTGTCGAATTGTCGCCCGATCAGGTTTCGGGATGGGACGACGTGGAGCCGGGAACTCCAATTCTGTACCAGAGTGGAACGCAACAACTCGTAGGCACGTTCGTCTTTCCGCACAAAGGCTTGTCGTTCGGGCTACTGCGAATCTCCATTCAGGGCGACTCGAACCCCGAGACTGATGTGGATGCAGATTTCGTCAGTCTCGATATTCCTGCCCAGCCACCGGCACCACTGGTCGTCGAGACCTTCACAACCACAGAAGTTACGGCCGAAGAACTTGAGCCGGAACCTGAACTCACTGGCGACGAGTCATTGAGTGACGAGCCGGCCGCGCCGCGACCTTCGCCGAATCAAGCCCAAATGCTCTGGAGTGAAGTTGAGGTGGGCACAAGGGTCATGGTTGCGGTGCCCGGCCAAGAACAGGCTGACGGGGAACTTGTGTTGGTCCTCGGTGGCGACAGCGCCGGCAAGGCCAGGATCCACTTCAATGAGGATGACAAGGCGTATCGGATCGTCGACTTGGGTCACGTTCGCAAGTCGCCAGATGACGCCCCTCCGCTTGTCGACATGAATCTGGAGGTAGCCGTTGGCTGAGTCCACACTATCCGTTGATTATGCGACATGCTGCCGAGACGTCATGCGACTTCTCGGTCTCGGTCGCACCTACTCGGCTGGCACTTTTGCCATATCGTCAGGGGTCGTCACGCTTACGGGCGGTACGTTCCCGACGTGGGCGGCGGCTGGCACAGTGGATCTCGGCGGCGTGGGCTACACAGTCGCTTCTCGCGGTGGCGATACAGCCATCACGCTCGACGACACATCTGTAACGGATGCCGGCCCCACAGCCTACGTCCTACTCCAAACCGAAGAACCCGGCTACGATGCGGTCACAGACTGCATCAAGTCCGGCCAGCGGAGCTTCTACGCCCCGGTGCCGATGGGCGAGAACTCAGAACACAAGACGCCTTATGTCTGGTCGTTCCTGAATCCGGCCACGGCGTTAAGCCTCACTGTGGCGGAAGGGTTCGATTACGATCTGCCAGACAATTTCGATCAGGTTTTGTCGCACATAACGTATGGGGTGGGCGTCATTCAGGAACCTATTCAAATTGTGTCGGTGCCCGAACTGCAAGCCATGCGGGCACAGGACAACGTGACGGGCGCTCCCCAATACGTTGCTACTCGACCAAAGGCGATTGACCAGACGGACGGGCAGCGATTCGAGGCAATCTTTTACCCCACACCAGATGCCACATACGTCGCCGAGTACAGCTACAAAATCGCCCCCAGCAAGATGACGCCGACGAACAAGTATCCGCTCGGTGGGTTGGCGCACTCAGACACAATCCTTGAGTCGTGCTTGGCCGCAGCGGAGATCAAGGTCGACGGCACATCGGGCGTTCATGGGGCTGCATTCCAAGCCCGAATGGCCGCTTCTGTGCAAATCGATAAGCGAGCCAGCCGCATCGACGGCAAGAGTTACCGAAATACGGCCGTCACAATCGGATCCTACGATTGGTTGGCACAAGAGGTTGGTGTCGCACTCAATGTTGGCGCGAACGCCAAGACTTGGGGTCACAACACCGAACGTCGCGTCAATTCATTCATTCAGCGTGGGCTGAAGCAGTTCTACATGCCGGCCCAAGACGGGATGCACAAGACGCATCTGTGGTCGTTTATGCGTCCGGTGAAAGAATTGTCGACCAAGGCGTCCTATTCAACCGGAACAGTTACGATCGTCTCGGGCGTCGTCACGCTCACAGTGGACGGTACATTCCCAACATGGGCAGCGAGCGGCGAGATCGTTATCTCCGGGACCACCTATGCGATCGACACGCGGGAAAGCAATACGCAAGTCACACTTGAGGACACGACCGATGCGGCCGATTCCGCAGCCTTAACGACCTATATTGTCCAGCAGACGAAGTACGACTTAGAGAGTGACTTTGCTGGCTTCAGTGCCCCGCAGACATTCACATTTCAGCCGGGAGTCAACGGTCTCGATCGCCCGATCGAAATCATTCCCGACAACCGGATCCGTTCGATGTATCAGGGGTGGGAAACCACCGACCAGCCACGATACGCTTCACTCAGACCGAAGGCGTTAGTGGCTGCAACCGGCAGGCGATGGGAAGTCTTCTTTTGGCCGCCTCCCGATGACGTTTATTTGCTGACTTATCGCTGCAAAGTGGACCCCGTCGAATTACTGACCGGCGAATTTCCTTACTGCGGTTCTGAGCATTCAGAAACAATACTCGCAAGTTGCATCTCGTTGGTCGACAAGTCGCAAGCCGGACGGTTTCGCGAGTTGATGGCGGCCTCGATCGAGATGGATCAGGCGGAAATGGCCCCCGCTCGACTTGGGCGAAATCGCGACCCCAGCACGATAAACAGCGATGGCCAGTACATTCGCGACGGCAACACAATTTCATTCGACAACACATCACTTTAAGGAGCAGTAGCCGTGTCCAACCCCAGCCAATGGTTCATTCGTCACCGAGAAGCACTCAAGTTACACGGCCGACTGGACGATCCGGGCGATGCCGGCACGATCACTCCCCAAGGTTCGGGGATGGTTCTGCAACTTATCTCTGCCGGTTCGGAGACTCGCGTTCTTTCCGACCCCGAGGTGGCCGGCGAGATGCTAGAGATATGTTTCATGACTGATGGTGGTGACGTTGCCATCACTCCAGCCACGGCGTTCGACGCTGCGGGTTCAACGACACTGACGTTCACGACCGCTGGCTCTTTCGTCCAGTTCGTTTCCGTCGCAATCAGCACAACCGCATTCGCTTGGCGAGTCCTTAAGTCTGACGGTGTGGCCGGCGTTTCGCCGACCACCGTCTACGCCAATGGCGTCCAGGATCACGGCACCGAAGCCATCACGGCGACAGTTGGTGGTGGAACCACAGGTCTCATCACTCAGGGTACAAAAAACGTCACGGCAACCAGCAACGGCGCAACCAAGCAGATCAGCCTGCCGGCCGCAACTGTTGGTGACGTCATCCAGATTCACGTCTTGGGTGCCGCCTGCGAACTGATCTCTGCCGTCGCGGCCCACACGGTCAATGACGTCACGGTCGGCGCAACAAACGAACTCGCACTGACGCAGGATGCGTATTACACCTGCCGGTACGTCGAAACGAACGGCTGGATCGTAACTGGCCAAACGAAACTCGGTGCCGATATCTCCGCGCTCGTCCCTGACGCATTGTAAGAACCCCCGCTTCGCCGTTTCGTTACCTGTGTCTGACGTACTGCAAGGACTTCGACAATGCTACTCCAAGCCAACGACGAAGCGATCGTCACCAACTCTGCCGACCAGATTGCCAGTGGGAACCCAACGGTAATCACGTTGGGAGCATCTACTGTCGGCGAGTACCACGTCATCCAGTCCTTGCAGTGGTCTTACGCGGCCGCGCCGACCGGAGGCGGCCTCACGATTGCTTTCGGTGGCGTGACGAAGTGGTCAGTCAAGATCACTGACGCGGGTGTTGGGTTCATCCCTTTTGCGAACTATCCGGGTGGTGGAATTCACAACGCCCAGACGCCAAACGAGGCGTGTGTCATTACGCTTGCCGATGGCGGGGCGGATGGCGAACTCAACGTCCAGAGTGTATAGAAAACGGGTGAGCTATGGCAGGTATTTCTGGTAACTCCGGTTTGGGTGGCGACAGTGCAGTTTTCGGTTCTGATGATGGCGAAGGCGCGGATGGCGTTCTCTTGCTTGAGGACAGCTTTGCATTGTTGATGGAAGACGGTAATCGTATCGACTTTGAGGAGTAATCATGGCCGAGGCGAAGCTGACCGCGCTAACCTTATTGACATCCCCGTCGACTGATGACCTATTGTACGTCGTCGATACGCCAGGCGGGACGCCAGCATCGAAGGCAGCGACCGTCACGGCGTTGCTCGGTAATCCCCTCACGTATATTCGTACTGGGGTGACACCAGCGACCGACACGATGGTCTACTTTACGTCGGGTTCGGCAGCAACCGCAACGGGCTTAACGGCTTTCGCACGGACGATTCTGGACGACGTGAATGCCGGTGCCGTGCGAACCACAATTGGTGCTGCGTCAACCGCCCACACTGCCGCGCATGTCTTGGGTGGCTCGGATGAAATTAACGGTGACCACCTCGGCATTGACTACACGCCAGCGAGCTACACGCCGGCTACAACTCCGGCCGAGGCGTCTGACGTCAATCATCTCACGGCACATTTGCGAGGCATTAGTGACGCACTCGGGATTGCCGCGACCCTTCCGGTTGTTGACACGACATCGCTCGTTAAAGGTAGCGTGGATGCAACGAAGCTGGTTCGCGTCGAGGCCGATGGACTCACGACTGGGACGACTCGCGTCCTGACGATGGGCGACCGGGACACCGACCTGTCGAGCGGCGGAACATTTGCCGAGGTGTCACACAACCATGCAGGCAGCGAAATTACCAGCGGAACAGTGGCTCATGAACACGGCGGATTGGAAGCTGACGTTAGTTCATACTCGGGACTCCTGAAGGTTACGGGCGGCGTAACTTCAGCGGTCACAATCACAACAGCCGGCGAAGCGATCCTTGACGACGCGAATGCCGGCGCACAACGCACAACGCTTGGCCTCGCGATCGGCACCGACGTCCAAGCCTACGACTCAACGATCTTGGTTGATGCTGACATTGGGGTGAATGTCCAAGCCTACGACTCAACGATCTTGGTTGATGCTGACATTGGGGTGAATGTCCAAGCCTACGACTCAACGATCTTGGTTGATGC